TGCAGCCTCAGTTACCTGTACTGTCCTACCACTAGATAGTGATATACTTCTAGCCTCTTCATCAACGAATACTACTTGGTTCATATTCAACCAATGAGTGTTTAACTTTACCCACATTTTCCCTCCAACTCAAACTCTATCAGCATATCAACACAGTGCTTGGCTTTAGCCAGATCCTGTAATGGTGTACCCTTATCCTGATAACGAGTGACATACTTAATGATTGTATGCTGTAGTGCATTCAACTCGTTAGCCATAGAATACTGCATGGGCTGTATAGATAGGTTCGTGTAGTGATTACCACCAACCTGAGTCTCACTGGCTAACTTCTCAAAGTCAAACAAAGGTTCTATTCTATCTTCAATCATAACTGTCATACCTGTATGGTTCTTCTAGTTTCATCTCTAGGTCGTAGAAGTTTTTTTCAATAACATCCTCAAACCTATAAACTATATCTCCAGATTCTAATTGCAGTACGTCAACAAGGATAACCTCATCCAACTGCTTCAAGCGATCTTTCAACTCTTCCAAAGTTAGAGCCATAAGTCCTCCGTAGATACGCCATTGATACAGGCAACTCATCAAAGCTACCATCCTGTACATCATTGAACACCCATAGACCAGACCATGATCCGTTAGTCTGAGGGTTAAGGTATGCCTCGTCATGTTGATAGTAGATACCAGCAAACAGACCTGTCATATTTAAACCATCAGCCCTACGTGCATAGGCTATGTCTCTATCTTGAACATGTCCCATGACACAACTCATGTACTTCTTCTGTAGAAGTAGCTTGGCAGAAGACACTGGCCTACCCATAACACCAGAGGTAAAGTAGTGACAGTATGCCACACCATCTATGACGATAGGGTCTAAGAAGTCTTGCACTTCCCATCCTTTAAGATCAAGATCAGCAAAGCTAATCAGACCATCTAGCTTTGAGTCGTGTTCAACAGCACGTTCAATACGATACTCATGGTTGCCTAGTAAGAATACCAAGCGAGGATTCCATTGCTTCTTCTTTCCATTTTTAAGACGTAACTGTTCTCGTTTGATAGGTGCTAAGAACATCTTCATTGCTTCATTACCTGCTGCAATGTCCTTAGTGTACCGCCTACCTTCAAAACTCTTAGTCCCTACATCATAGCTGCTAAGACTTGGCATGTCCCAATGATCACCTAGATGTACGATCACATCAGGTTTCATCTTAACTGCATAGTGTCCAGCCCATGTCATATGGTCATAGTTAGCATCAGGTTTGATCTGAGTATCTGGTATAATTAGATGTCTCATTTCTTCTTCCTTTTAGTTCGTTCTTCTCGTTCATCACGGGTCTTAGTTCCATGACAAACATAACATAGAATCTGATACCCATCTTCCTCTAAGAACATACGAGTGATATAGGTATTCCAATCTATGAATCCTTGTGAAGGATCGACAACAGGGTTAATGTGATCAACAGCAGCATTATTCCTACGTCTTGACTGACCCCTAAGAGGTGGCAAAGTAGCAGGGCCGATAGTACCACAACCAGCACATAAGTACCTCCCAGTAGAAACTCTAGCAGATTTCTTAACATCAGCTTTGACACCCCATTTACTATGCGCTCCACGTAGAGCAGAGATTATGAAAGACTTGTGTCTAGCTTCTGTCCATCGTCCGTTGTTACGGGTCTTGGCGGTTGCCATATCTCATCTTCCTCTCTGCGTAGGTGCAGTAGTATTCCATTTTCAATCGCACGTTCTTCACTGCCTAGTTCTTCAACACAGGTGTCGTACATTTCTAACTCAGTCTTACCTTCCAATAGCTTTGCAGCTTTCTTAGGGCCAATGCCATGAACACCTTTGATGTTGTCAGCAGTATCACCTACTAGGAATTGCATATAGAAATTATACACAGCCTCCTCCTTGGTAATGTAAAAGAGTTCCTTCTTAACGAAGTTGTAATGTCCACACACAAGCTGATAGAAGTCCTTGTCTAGTGAAACGATTATTGCTTCTGGGTTCTGTGTTGCTCTGATAGCAATCCTATCATCTGTCTCTTCACCTTGAGTGACGACTGCACCATGCTCCTCTACTAGGTAGTCCCGTAGAGTAGCAATGTGCGAAGGTTTATTACTTGACTTTCTATTACCCTTATACTCAGCAGTAACAGCATAGTCATGACGGAAGTTATCTGGGCCAGTTAGGTACAGTTCAACTTCATGTTCCTCATCGTCAGAGTCCATCACTAAATCTTCAATGATGGTTGTGAGGTAGTTGCTCATAGTCTTACAAGCAACCTCCTCACTCTCATCCTCACAGGCGAAGCCGATACGATAACAGAATATATCAGCGTCTATGAGAAGTAACATCTATAACTCTGGTACATCGTCAAAGGCTGCATCGTCCTTGGTGAAGACAACGAGATCATCGACACGCGCCTTGGATAAACCAACACCAACACCTGTCTTACCCTTGAAGTTATAGTCGTAAGGCTTAATAATAAACGTACACTTACTACCATTGCCTACTGGATTCTCCATCTTAAAGCCATCAGCATCCTCTACGCGAGGTGCAAACTTAGAAGACTTAGCAGTTACAAAGTAACCACGATCATCACCCTTGTTCTTAACACTGATGCCCATACCCTCCAAGCGATCTACTTGTTCCTCAGATAGCTGACTCACATCAACTTGATACTTGTCTGACATTTCATTCTTCTCTAGGAATGAGAACCAGAAAGCGGTGGCTTGGATCTTTACTACTTCATTTAGATTTTGCATGGATTTTAATTCCTTAATAATTTAAAAGTACACTAGACCTAATTGCAAAGTTTCCTAGGAAACTCTAGTGTGTTTCTGCCCAAGTGGAACCAACCTTGTAGTCACCATCTAATGGACAATTCATATCGAACCACTCACCAGCTTCTTTGATAGCGAGTCTACCTAACTCACCTACCTCATTGGCATAGCGTTCAGTGGTTTCTATCTGCCACTCATCATGTACATTAGCAACTATCTTAAACCATACCCTGCGCTTATTTAGTTTCTCATGTAGTATGACCAGTGCTTTCTTCATTACTACAGCACCTGCTGATTGCAATAAAAAATTCAAAGCTGAATGCTCTGACTCGACACGCAACCTTCTGCCGTCCAGCCCCTGTAGTGTACCATTAGTACGCATAGCAGTCAACACCTTCTTCTTTAGCCTAGCATAGGCAGGTAGATTACTCATGAACTTATCGACTAGCTGCTTACCTTTATGGGATGAGCCTCCAGCGATCTGTCCTATCTTTGCACTACCTCCACCATAAATCAGAGCGTACACAAAAGTCTTCGCCTGATCTCTAGTTTCTAAGCCAGCCATCTTCTGATTGTAGGTATGTATATCTCCTTCTAATAATTGTTTAGTATAAGCCTTATCATTCATGTAGTGGGCAAGCATTCTCAATTCTAAACCAGAAGCGTCTATGCCAACCAACACATTACCTTCATCAACAATCCAACAGGCACGACAGTCAGTGCCATACCATGAGTCTCTGCCCCATAGTAACTCACCTGTCTTCTTGTCATGCTTACTAGCTGGTACTTGTGCCATGTTAGGTGTCTGATGTGTCATACGTCCAGAGACAGCACCATTAGTTATCACACGCCCATGCACACGACCATCATCAGCCACTGCATTAACCCAGTTATCTATCTGACCTACTCGTTTCTGTAAGGTTAGGTACTCACCTATAAGCCTTGCTTCTGGTAGATCAATGGATGCTAAGGTCTTCTCGTTAACAATGATGTTACCCTTCTCAGTCTGGTCTTTAAATACTATTCCTTTTCCTTGGAGGCGTGAGGCAATTTGCTTTCTGCTTCCGAGGTTAAAGACTGTGACTTTATCCTTGAGTTTCTTTCCTGTCTTTTCCGAGACTCGTTCCTCCACCAAGGGAGGGAAGACTTCTTGGACTTCTCTTTCAAGGACATTCATACGCTCCATGAGGTTAGTTAATAACTCGTTAGCCCTACCTATGTCTAACTTAAAACCATTTCTCTCTTGCTCAGATGTTATAACTGCTACTTCATGCTCAAGCTGTATACTCTCATCAGAGAAACCATCCTTACTTAGGGCGGTAGTTAGATACTCTTCTAACTTAACTGTGAGTGATACGTCACGCTTACAGTACGTGATCATTTCCTCTGATAGACCACCATCATAATCATGAAAGTCAATCTTAGAATAACCAAGACGTTCTCCCCATGCTTCTAATGAGTGCCCACCTGATAGCCTAGGATTCCATAGCCTTGACATTAGCAGTGTGTCCCTTAACTTATTATCAGGGATTACTAGATCCCATAGTTCTTTAAGTTTAGGTGCATCAAAGTTGACAATGTTATGTCCAACGAATACCTGATCTCGTGAACATTTGTCTACTATCTGCATTGAGTTCCGTAATACGCTTACTCTTTTCTCTCCTGATATGTTCAAACCACAGCACCATATGTGATCCATAGCCATAGTTGTTTCTATATCTAATGTTATCATTGTCTTCTATTCTCCCTAGTACATAGTTGCCTATCTTACTCATTCATCACCTCTCGCATGAGTCTGAACACGACTCCTAAAGAATCCTTCATGGCTAGGAGATTCCTTCATAAACTTTCTAGCATAGAAGGGACTCCAGTTATTATTTATTTTAAACTCACCACCAGAATCAATAACCGTTTCCCACCTCAAGGCATGGAAGACAGCCCTAGAACTGTAGTGCTTACGAACAGCCATTGCTTTCAATGCAAACCTTTTGAAGCCCTCATATATTTCGGGATGTTCGCTATCAAACTCATTGAAATTCGCATCAGTATACTTAGTCATACGTATTCTCCTTGTTGTACTTTCTTATAGAAATACTCAGGGCCGCGTGAACTATACCACTTATCTACTGCATTAGTTCTCCACTTACCTGTAGCTACGATGTACGTGAACTCATTATCAATAACTAAGTTACGTCCGTACCCTTGGTCTAACACCTCAGCACCTAGCTCATCGAACTCTATCAACACACCCACTCGCTTGAGTGCTACCTTGATAGCTTGTCTAGCTGATGGATCATTGCTGTTACCTAACAGGTGCATGAGATCGTCACGCTTACTTACCAGTTCATCATATGTCATAGTGCGTCCTCTTCTAATACTTCTAACATTCTACCAGTAACATGGTCATAGAGTAAAGGTGTTGCCTTACCTGTTGTACCACAGAAACGATTCTTTAGTACCCGTACATGGGTAGTGTTACGTTCCTCTGGATCCTCTGCCTGTCCATTACGTTCAAGACCTAGAACCATGTCACTAAGCTGTGCTATAGAACCAGAGCCACGAAGCTGTGACAGGCTGGTAGCAGCACCTTCCTCATGACCCTTACTGTCAGGACGCTTGAGGTGTGAAACGATGAACAAGGCTATCCCTGTCTCCTGTACGAGCATCCTCAGCCTAGTCATGATCTCATCTAATGCCTTGCGCTCATCACCATTAGCTTGTGCTGACACAACAATAGACACATGATCAAGCACAACATACTTACAGCCTAGTCCCTTAGCCATGTACCTAACACGACTGACAATATTATCTACACCAGTAGAACCGAAGTGATCAAACAGAAACACACGATCAGTGCCTAGTGTGGCATTAAATGCGTCTAGTCTTTCCTCATCCGTAGCTACAGTGTCAGGTAGGTGCAGAGGTTTGTTAGCTGCAAGACTCATGAGAGACGGTGCTGCTTTCTTTATACTTTCCTCAAGGAATAATATACCTATGTTATCCTCAGTCTTACTAATGATCTGCCAGATAATCTCTCGCATGAACTGACTCTTACCTAGCCCAGATCCAGCCGTAACTGTGACCAGTTCCCCGAATCGTATTCCATAAGTGAGCTTATTGATCCCTTCATATGGGTAGAGACATTCGGCAGGGGCAATGGGCTTATTAACTTCATCCCATAAGCTACTCCCTGCAACAATTCCATCGGGAACAAATCTCTCTGATGCCCACCAGCGATCAACAAACTCTTTGTTGCGTCCGAACTTAACATAATCATTTGCATCCTTCTCATCCTTAGTGTGTTTGAATACCTTGGCCTTGCCTCCGAACAACTCAGCCACTTGGTTAGCAGCTTTCATACCTGACTCATCTGCGTCAAAGCACACTACGATATTCTCGTAGCTGTCTAGGTACTCATAGCTGGCACGACAGTCCTTCAGTGCTGCACTACTACCATTCTTTATTGATACTACAGGGTACTTACTACCAAGCATCTGGTAGGCAGACATAGCATCATACTCGCCCTCAGTTATGGTGATGTACTTACCACCCTTGGTGAATAGGTTCTGTCCGAATAGAACAGTGTCCTTCCAGTTACCCTGAGTACGAAAGTCTTTATCAGGTGAGCGTGTCTTAGCACCAACTAAGTACCCATCCTTATCATGATACCCAAAGTGCATTACATCCCCTTGGAGTTGGGCCTTGTATGCCTTACAGGTGTCGCTTGATATGCCTCGGTTAACAACACTCTTGTATTGTCCAGACATTAAACTTTCTTTCAGCTTGTCAAAGTTACCATTAGGTTTCTTATCGGTACTACTTTCTATCTCCATACTATCTCCTACCTTCTTTCTTGTTTCACATACAAAGCAGTGTGACCACCCCTTATCATCTATGGACATGCCATCACTGCTGCTACAATCATCACACGCTAAATGCGTCCTTAGAAATGCCATTGGTAAAGTCCTCATATTCTCTTGGGTTCATGATATGAGATAGCACTGTGTCTAAAGCGATCAGTGTGTCCCACTTCTGCGAATCATAACTCTCTTCATACACTACAATGAAGTAGTTCATAAGAACCTCTACTGCTATCTCATTAGCTTGGTCAACATTGACCTCAATTTTAATTGTCATTACCTACCTCCAGTAGTTTAGCTTTAAGTTTAACAACCTTGTCAAGATGGTACGTCATGAACCTACTACCTTGTCGTATAGCTGTCTCATAGTTATCAATCTCCTTCTGTATTTCCATACGTTGTTTAGACTCTGATAACTTTTGCTTAAGAGATTTATTCTTAAGCGTCTTGATCTGCATTTCTGTCACTCATCTTCCTCCATAATGTCATTGATTAGTTTCTGTTGTAGCTGATTAATCTCTACGAATAACATCTTATCATGTACGTGCCAAGCTATAGTGTTAGATGATCTGTGTATCAACTTAGCTATGTTATTGTATGACACATTCATAGCCCGTAGACAGACGATCCTCTTTAAGTCAAGCTCAGAGATAGGATTATAGTTTGTCCTAGGCTTCTTGGCAAGCACTGATTTTGCAGGGACATTGTAACTCTCCTTAATCTTAGGAACAAAGATGATACTCATTGTCTATCTCCTGCAATGTGATACTCATTACCTTCCAGCACCTCAATGTCTGCCTCATACTCTGCTCTTGCTTCCTCAACCATACGCTGTACGATAGGATCCTCACTAGCTTCTAGTATCTCAAAGATGTAGCTGTCTCTCTCTATCCTCTTGAGGTACTGCTCAGTTAAGATAACAGTTCGTGTGTGCTTAACGTCTACGTTCTTAACATACCTACAATCCATATCCTCAACCACTGTGCTAGGTGACAAGCCCTGCTTAACTCTGTCTTTTAAAATTGCCATGTTATATTCTCCAATGTTTCCTAGGAAACTAAAACTACTATATTAACTCTACCCCTCCACTAATGTAAAGGGATGTGCTATAATCTCTCTTAAGAGTTTAAAAAGAAATAATAATTAATCTTTCATTATCTCTCTACAGAAATCTAAAGAGTACTCTGTAGTGTGACCTTGTTCTATAAGAGTCAGGCTGCAATGATACATAGGGTCATGATCATTAGGAGCCATCATCTTTATACCAATGACTAGCACCACTGCCATCAACATAAATCACCATCTGGTAACTCTTCAATTAGATCATTGATTGTATCCACCTTAACACTAGCCTTGTGAACAGCTTCCTTCACTGCACCTTGTAAAGCCTCAAGCCAAGGGGTGTACAACTGAGTTGCTTTCTCCATTCCATTAACAATATCCTCAGCCTCATCTAGTGCATGGTAGTGACGCTCTGCTTCAAACAGTTGATGGTGTAATTCAAATAATGTAGTCATGATACTCACCTCTACTTAGTAACAAACAATACAATGTCTTCACCTGTCGTGAGGCTAGACACTGGAATAGCTACACCATTCTCTGGTGGTGGCTGTGAACCTACATACGTCCATGACTTACCTGCTTCCAAGTCAGCCTTAACTGCACTGACAAACTCAGGGTTATCTAACGCGAAC